CCCCGTCGCCTGTTGCCCAACCCGGACCATTCTTTTTCAGGTTCGGGTCGCGTGTTTCAACGTCGATTGCAATTTTACCTGCGCCCGTAAGGTCTGGTAGTTCGATGGGCGGAATCCATTCACTTTTCGGAGCGAACATAGCCATTTGCAAATTTGCCATTAATCTCTGTCCTCTGTAAAGCTGTCTGTCCTCACCCGTGTTGCAACCAAAGTTAGCCCTCCAACATCTTTGGTTAAAACCAGCCCCCCGTCATTTAACTTTGGAGGTTTATCAAACTTCACCCAAGGCCAATCCCCTACATACTGTAGGTGGTTTGGTATCTTTGCTTTATCGAATATTTTATTACCCATTGGTTTTTACCTCCTCAATAATTTCCTCTACTGGTCGCGCGTCTCGTTCGACAAACTCTGCGCCCAGCGCGGTATAGCCCGCTTTGTCCACCCATGAATCTGAGTGGTCGATTGTTTCCAGCAAGCGACTGGTTTTCATCCAGTCCATCATCAAAGTGACGTGCGACGGGGTGATGTGACCATGGGACAGTAATGCCCCGCGGACGATGACGTTCCAGCCTTCCGCAATTCGAGCGTGGTTGTCGTAAGCATCGCCATAATCGGTGGCTCTTTGGCCGTTAATTAAGGCATCTGCTTCGATTAAAACTTCGGAACGTTTCATTTTTCACCCCTCATCCCTTTGATGTCGGCAAGCAAGGCCAGCTTTTCGTTTGTCACGGCCTCTAATGCTCTTGTAAGCCGCGCTATTTCGCTGCGTTGCATTGCATTTACGGTTTTTTCTAGCGGGTTTTCCCCGTCAATCGTCCATTTAGCCATCAATGTTTGACCTCATTGCTGTAACCAACAAAAACCATCTGTTTTTCTTCAGGGTCGTATTCAAAACGAGCGGCAGGTAGGTCCTCATCTTTTATAGATGGATCGTCCCACATCTTTTTTGCCCGTATTTCGTTTAGATCGGTCACGCCCATCTGTTTATATTCTTCGCGCTTGGCTTTTTCATGCGCCTTCCAATCGTCCCATGTCATCTTTTTCATGATTTTTCCCTCGTTCTGTAAACTAACGTTTTAGATGAGCATGTGGGGCACTTAAATGCGGTCACCCTGTCATGTTCCTCGTGCATAAATTCTACGTCATTACCGTCTTCGTCAGCGTGTGCAGTGTCGTCAGCACCGCAGAGGCCACGAACCACGACTTCAAAAGGGATACCCTTTGCAGGCTTGATGAATTGTGCGAGAGCTTTTTCAAGCTGCTCCTCTCTATCTGTCACCATCTATACTTTCCTGAAAATCACAATACGGTTGCTGTTGGTTCCAGCGCTGTTGTTTTTTACGCCCCAGCAGTTTGCTGTTTTGGTGAACTCTTGCTGATTGATCATAACACCGAGCGGCTCTAGCGGTAGCCCGGATGCGGCGGCGATTACGTTTTCTTCCAGCCGCACGGTTCCGTTTCTGACTTCGCCAACTTCAAAGGCAATATGACCTTGGGGTTTGGTCACGCGCGCCAGTTCTGTAAGAGTGCGCTTGGTGAATGCTTGCCAGTCTTCCACTTTCTTGTGCATCGAGATGTTGACGGATTTGGGGTCTACCGCCAGAAACCAGCAGCGCAGCCAGTTGTCGGCTTCATAGTTCACCACATCAAGAAAGGGGGGAGAGGTGACCACGAGAGACACGCTTTTATCGGCAATTTCAGGGGTGTGCTCGGCTTGCCGCGTTGTCAGGGTATGGTTGCGGGCGTTTGGACTGCTTTGCGAGAGCAGGCTCTTGGACTTTTTCAGGATGATTGAGCGCACATCCCGTAGGGGCGGCACTTGATCGCGGTTTTCGTTGATCTTTAGCTGGCGTTTGACTGTGACAGCTTGGTTCGGGGGCAAGGTGTAGACCGAGAAGAAGCCAGAGGAGTGGCCTGTGAGGCGGTTGATCGCGACCATTCTGATCCAGCGATCTGTTCCGTCCAGCGTTCCACTGTTCTCGCGCTCTATGAGCCATGCACGAAGCCCTTCAATATGTGCGAGCGTTATTGGATGGTAAAACGCGAGGAGGTCTGCTGTCGTGACGTCTTTGAAATTCTCCCAAGGGATATTGTCGAGCCGAGCGGCGATGGACGCGAGAGAGGGAGGGCAGAGGCGGGGCTCTACCAGCGCTTTGCTCAGGGGGTTGGTGTCGTTACCGAAGGGCGTTCTGCCCCGGAGAGCCGCTTCTATCAACGTTGTGCCGCGGCCCATGAAGGGGTCGTAGACGACATCATCGGGAGCTGTCAGGCGTTCAATGAAGAAGGCGGGCAGTTGGGGCTTGAAACATGCGCGATAGCTGACTTCGTGAAGCCTGTTGGCTTGCCTTTGTTTTGCAGTCCAGAATTCGTTGACGAAATAGGGTATTCCGCCGACTTCATCACGCAAAGTGGGCGCGCCAAAGTCATCGAAGTCAACGAGGTCGTCGACGGCGGCTCTTCCTACGGAGTAGCTTTCAATATCGCATTCATGCACTGAGAGCAGCTTTAGTTCCGTCCCGCACTGCCAGCAGTCCGGCTTTTTTTTTCCGAGCATCATAGGTCGTAACTCCTTGTCGCGTCTTCAGGTTCAACAATATACAAGTTTTGTCGGGTACGCGTGACCCCAACGTAGAAAACTCGGTGCATATCATCAGGGTTAATTCGCATAGCATTGTCGGCAGCCGCACTAAGGTCCGTGAACAGTACAACGTTGTCCGCTTCACCACCCTTTGATCCGTGGATCGTGGACGCCGAGATACGGGGAATGCTGTTGAACTTCTCGCCGCGCCGCAGCATTGCCGTGATGTACGCCCTGTCGATTTCGGGCAGCTTATCCATGGCCTCGGACCATATCAGGGTGTCGTCAATTAACAGCCCGTAGTTAACTCGCAAGTCTTGTAAGTTAACCATTTCCTTGTCGTCGAGCCCGGGTATCTTTTTATATCCGCGGGTAATGCGGGTTCCGGTAGACATATAGCTGTAAATCTTACGCGCCACGTCTCCCGATATCTCTTTTCCTTTGCGCATTTGCTCCCAGCCGTTGACCGCCTCAGATACTTTTTCGCTAATGGACCGGTTGCCGCGGTAGGTGAACAAGTAACCGTTTGATTTCAGGTCACTTGCTACAGGCTGCAACTGATATCCTGCTTGGGACAGAATTAGCCAAGAGCCCTCGGACATATCCAAAGAACTTATATGGCTTATGCGCTGCACCTTACCGCGCTCTGGTTTTGGCTCATAGCGTTTGGGAAACCTCCGCGTAATGCGGCGCACGATGTTTTCGGCTAAGTGGTGAACGGCTTCGGGGACGCGGTATGACTGAGATAGCGTCTCTGATCCACCGGGCAGGTTTATGAAGTGATCCACATCTGCGCCAGCCCATCGATAGATGGCTTGGTCGTCATCCCCTGCGCAATACATCCGCTTGGAGCTATCGTCTAGGATATGAGCAATATCCCATTGTAGCGGGCTTAAATCCTGCGCTTCGTCTAAGAAGCATAGATCAAATTCAGGCCGGAACGTGTTTTTTCCAGACACAAACTGATCCAACATGTCCGTGAAGTCGTATAAACCCAAACCCTTTTTGTACTCGCGCAAACATTTGTCCACGTAGTTCACCGTATTCCAGTCGTCTTCCAGATTGCTCTGGTTATATTGTTCCCGAAGGTCTACTTTGCGCAGCCTTGCCAAGTTAATCAGGCCTAGTATGGGATCGTTTCCCGAAACTACCGAAGGCATGTCTTCGTCAAAGCTGGTGCTTTTTGCTGCGCCCAGCGATACGCCGATCTTCTGACCAAGCTCTTTAAAGTTAGCTTCCTGCATAACTTGCTCGGGACGGATGTCGGTCATGGTTAAAGCAAGCGAGTGCAACGTCCGGAAGTAGATGAGGTCTTTCTTAGCATCCAGTCCGAAGCGTTCGGACGCGCGTTCCTTGGCCTCGTTAGCCGCTTTGCGGGTAAAGGCTAGGAAAGCAATGCGGTGCGGGTGTGTGCCCGCTTCCAGAGCGTCGTCCACCATGTTTAACAACGTAGTCGTCTTGCCCGTTCCGGGAGGTCCAAAAATCCTAAACATCTTTAGATTTCTCCCGTTTGTATATTTGTTGGACGCGCTGTTTTGAAATACCGAACCACTTGGCCACCGCAGTCATGGTTACGTGTTGTTCATCGATGAGGCGCATGATCTCTGCGTTGCGCATCGCTTTTAAAACATTGGGCATTAAAACGGAGCCTCTTCTTGTGACCCGAACTGTGGCGGATCAATGAGGATATCCGCACTGTCAAAAGATGGTATCTGCCATACACGGACGGCACGGCCCTTGATCTTCATCACAAGGCTACTTCCGTTAATGTCCCGTAGGCGCTGGGCAATGCGGTGTGACTTGTATTCAAAGAACTTATTCTTTTTCAGGAAGTTTTCGAAGTCTTTTAGCCTGAAGTACGTGATATTCATCTCTTCATCGGTCCAAGGCTTGCGCAACAGGATTTCTTCTTTGTCCTGTGCCACCTGTAAGTGGGCGCAAAACTCCTCCAAATAATCGTAGAACTGGCCGCTTATACTTGCGTCCTGTGCCACTTCGATAATGGCGCTTTCGTTATCCTTCATTTCGCTCAACAAGGTGCTGATACGGCCTTCCCATTGTTGCTTGGCAACGGATCGTGGCATGAAGTTAAGCTGTTCCATACAAGCCTTCTGGAACGTCATCTGGTTCATCAGGGCGTCGGTGTCCATTTCTAGCGGCTCGCCGTTAACGTCCATGAACCACACGGGTGGTGTAGAGTTGTACTTTCGGAGGTTTGCGATTGTAGCCCCTGCTACCGCGGCTCCTATGCCGAACTTACGCGTCCGACATAGGTCTTTGTTGCAGTGCGAATTGATCGGAGAGTCAGAACATTTGTACGCGTAATCTTTTCGCTCTACTTGTTTGGCAACAACGTTTACCTCGGAGAGTGGAAGTGGCGGAGATATGTACTCCATGTTGAAGCGGAGTATTTCGGACTCCCAG